TGATATCATCTTCATAGATAAAGGTAATATAACAAAAATACATCATAATTGTAAACCTTGCAATTCCGATGACTGCGAAAATTTTGAAGGTAATGGAGATATGGTTCTTGAATTACGTGGTGGTGAATGTAAAAAATACGGTATTGAGGAAGGCGATTCTATTGATATTCAATCTTAACTTGGTTTTTCTCATCAACAAATGCTTGAACTCTTTTTCTTGCAATCTCTGCATAATCCGGAGATAATTCAATTCCTAACCAACGACGATCTAATATTTCTGCCGCTACCATACTAGTTCCTGATCCGGCAAATGGATCCAAAATCACATCGTTCTTGTAGGACAATATCTTAATTGCCTTTGTCGGTATATCCATACTAAACGTAGCCTTAGTTAATGATTTAGTATCCGCAAAGTAATTCCACTGACCAAACACAAGTTCCATAAACTCTTTCTTGTCTTGTTCCTCATAAACCACTTTCTTTTTTATAGTCCCATCCTCCTGTTCAATTTCAGTAGGAACCCCTTTCCATTGAGATTCTCCTTTAACAAGTTTTTTTGGGTTATTTTTATACGCGAGGATTAAACATTCTTTTGGGTTATAAATGTATGGTTGACTACAGCTCATCCAAGATCCCCAAGCGGTTGTTTTACTACGATGAGGACTGTCTTCCTCTAAATCAATAAGTCCAAACCATTTATATCCAACTTCTTTCATTATATTCCAAATCTCCGAAACAATAAAAATTCTACCACCTCTATCTTTTAGGTTTATTTCAAACGGAACATTAACACATATTCTACCATCATCTTTTAATAATCTAAATGCACCTTCCAACCATTTTTTAGTAAAGTTTAAATATTCATCAATTGATGTGTTATCATCATATACATCATAACTAATGTTTACCGAATATGGAGGACTCGTAACCACCAAATCAATTGAGTTTTCAGGAAGATTTGACATAACTTCCACGCAATCCCCGTTGATAACCTGATTCAACATTTCTTCTATATTCTTTGTATCTTTCATAATATTCTTTTTTTCTTTTTAAATAAGTTTTAGAGTCATAATAAATGTAATCCAAAAAACTTCTAATTCCAACTATATTTACGATTTTAATAGTATATTTATCACTATCTTCATGTATTCTACCAATGTTAGGTAGTTTAGACATAACCTCAATTAGAAATGTCCTAAATTTTTCTGAGGCACAAACTATAGTGACTACAGACATTTTAGTTTTTTCACTATAAAAAAAATTACCATCACCATCATAATAACCCCGTATAAAATCTTTATAAAATTTCTCACTAATTTTTGGGTAATCAATTGTAAATGTCTTTCTTGGAATGCATCCTTGTTTAACCAAATCTTCAACCATTTCCCCACTATTAACCCGTATAATACAATTATTTGACACTGAGGGTGTCCCTTTTTTTGATGTTGTTTTATTTACATTATAAAATATTTTATGTTCAGAGTTTAAATCATTTTTAAATTTCATTAGATGACTTTCATCTTTTACCGACAATTTTAATACTACTTGTGATCCTGTTTTTGTTTTTCTAATACAACCATCAGCAAATAAAAAACCTAACCAATAAGCTTTATCTTCAGAATCTATGACGTTAAAATATGAATGGTTTACATTAAATCTACGATTAGTTAATTCTATATTATTTTTACTTAGAATACGTTTTATTGGTCTTAAAGAAACCCCAAAACTTTTTGCAACTTTTTTTAAATTTTTCAGTTCGTTATACCTTTCTATAACTAAGTTATCGTCTATATCAATTCTACTTCCCATATATATAAATATATGTTAGTGTGTAGAAAGTCACATTTCTATTATTTAATGTTCTCTAAAAAATCCCATACTTCATTTGAAAACTCTTCGTAAAGGTCTCCATCCTCATCATCTGATAAATCAACAATGTATTCGTCAACACAATGGTCAACAATCATCTCGTATATTTCCTCAAACTCTTTATCCGTTTGTTTTAATGCGTCATATTGATCCTGAATATGATTTTTTTGTGTTGTTGTTAATTCCATTTTAGTTATTTTTTTCCAATGTTTCAATATGATGTTGCAAATAAAATAAAGCTTTCTTAAGGTCTTGTAACTCTTTATCCTTTTCTTTCTTTCCGGCTCTTGAAATATACTTTACAGTATTACCCAATGAGAACCCTAATTCCCAAGCGTCAATAACCTTAATTGTTTCATATTCATTATCTTCTCCTCCGTAATGTTGCGGATGATTTACTTGTTCAATCATTCTTCTTCTCGATATTCTTTTAATAACTCATCGTTAGACATTGTGCCGTATTTCCCGGTAAGACCATTAATATCAACAAATGAGGTCATCATATGTTTTGTATCATATATTTGTTGTGTGACATCAAGTGATTTAACAATCTCACGAATAATCTTGTAAGGATCGGCATTTGAACCTGGTCTTCTATCTTCAATATAACCTTTCCATTCTTTCGCTGTGTCCTGAGGAACTCTAATTGACGCTCCACGATCAGATACACCCCAACTGAATTTATCAATTGCCTGAGTTTCATATTCACCAGTTAATCTTAGATTGTTATTTGATCCATAAACCTTAATATGATCTTCATGTCTTGATTCAAAAGCGTTGAATAATGCCATGAAGTATTCTTCGTTCCCATCAAGTCTCATAATGTCTGTTGATAAGTTTGTATGAAGACCTGATCCATTCCATTCACCGTATTTTATTGGTTTAGGGTGAAGTTCAATCCCATACCCATATTTTTCAGAGATTTTATATAAAAAGTATCTTGTCATCCAAAGGTCATCACCACCTTTTAATTTACCTTGAGAGAATACTTGATATTCCCACTGTCCTAAAGCAACCTCAGCGTTTGTTCCTGTAATATCAATACCATAGTTCAAACAAATATTTGTATGTTCTTCAACAAAATCTCTACCTACAACATATTCACCAACACCACAATAATATTTACCCTGTGGTTTTAAGTTGTTCTCATTGTGACCTAAAACACATTTATTTTTTCTATCGTAGATAAAATACTCTTGTTCAAAACCAAACCAAAGATCTTCAAAACCTTCACCAATACTTGATCTTTTATTTGACTCGTGTGGTGTTCCGTCAGGATTTAATACCTCACATAAAACATATACAGTTGATGACATGTCTTTCATATAATGTCTAACAGGTTTTAAAATAAGATCTGAGTTTCCAGTTTCAGCCTGATTAGTTGATGACCCATCAAAATTCCATATAGGAAAATTCCCATCTAAAAATGCGTTTTTAACTGTATTGTATTCAACAATCTTAACTTTACTTCTAAGGTTTGGCTCTGGCTTATATCCATCTAACCATACATATTCTAAACGAATTTTCATATATTATTATTTATGTATTCTATTATTTCTTCTTCTGATTTTCCTTGATTGAACAGTCGATAAACGTTGAGTGAAAATTCGTCGGTGGTAAATACCGCATCAGCGTCTAGATAATTCATTATGTTATCCAAATTATTAAGGATATGTTTTTTAGAAATAGTTCTTTTATTAAACCCCATTTTGTTTTATTTTTTTAATTCCATAAACCAGATCTCTAACTTTTTTACCCAATTCTGTATCATTTGGGTATTGTGCAATTAATTCTTTAATTATTTTATATACATCTATTTCTATCATACTAAAAATTTAAACAATTAAATCTTCTTTGTCAAAATTTTATTTCATTTTATAGTTTTCTTTGTTCTGATTATATTGTGATAATACTTTTGTTTGTAATATGTGTGCCGCCACTCTTCTTTTAAACATTGGATATAATGTTTCATTAATTGGAAACTCTCCTGAGGATATCATATGAAAAACCGGTGACACCTTAATATCTGAAGGATCAAATGTAGAAAATTTGGATATAATTTTTGTTAGGGTTAATCCGCTTAATTCATCATTATAAATTAAATTGATGTTAGACATTTTTTCTGGAGTATCTTTGGTTTCTTTTTTAAGAATGTATTGCCAAACATAACATTTTTTTGTTTTTTCATCCATATAATAAAAGAAACCTTTCGGGTTTAGAACGTTATTTTGGTTCTTCTTTATTTTCATACCAATAGAATCAAACACTATTGTCCAAACAGACTTTGCAATATTAAAGTATTCAATCATTCTTGGCGCTGAGAACTTTAGAATTTCAATGAATTCTTTTGTTTCTTCCTCCGTCATATCTGGTAATTGTTTTAACTTTAAATCTTTAACCAATAACTCATCATCTATTCCGGTAAATTTCTTATCAGTATAAACAATATTTTTGTCTTTAATTAGAGATTGGACGTTCATTAAATGTAATGATAATTCAATGAATCCTGGATATAACTCAAGGTTATCCAATTTTTCTCCCATTTTTTGGAAATAGGATAATAATTTATATTCCTTGTGTTCTCTATCAATTGGTCTTTCAAACATCCAATCGGTGTTCATTAAAAACTGTATTTTTTTTCTACGTGTCATTAAAAATAAAAATAATGCAAAATATAAAACAAATAAAGGGCTAATTGACCCTCATTACATAATACTCAGTTCCATTTATATTAAAAGTGTCATAATCACCATCGTAAGAATTTAACA